ATGCGTTTCGCCTCTTCGATTTCCGAGCGGGTCTGCGTCTTGGCGCGGTAGTCAGCGGGTCGGTCCTTCTCGGCCTGCGCGGAGTGCCACAGGTCAGTGGCCATGCGCATGCGCTCCTCGGGACTCAGCTGGACCTTATCGGCCAGGGCCACGAGGTCTTGCTTGGCGAGGCGCTGGTACTCCTCAACGGCGCCACGCGACATGAGCCATTCACTGCGCTCCTTGTCGAATGCCTCGCGCTCCGCCTTCACAGCGGCACGCTCGTCCTGGATGCGCTTCTCGCGGCGTGCAAGCGCTTGCATCTGGGGAGACAGGGCCTCGGGCTCGGGCGGCTTCTCTTCGTTCGTCGGGGGCGCCTCGGGCTTCGCTGGCTCTGCCTGCTTATCCTGCGGTGCGTCCTCCGATGCCTGTGCGCCCTCCTCCGGCGGGGCCGCGCCCTCGAGAAAGGCGACGGCATCAGCCATGGGGTCGGCGGCGGGCGCCGAGGTGACGACAGGGGCGTCCGGCTGGGCCGGAGCAGTGGTGGTTTGCGGCTGAATCTCTGCCACGGTTCGTGTTCTCCTTAGACCGGGCCTTGACCCGGGGGTGCCATGGGCATGGGGCCGCCCATCTCAGGCGGCGGCACGGGGGCGCCAGGAGGCGCCATGCCCGCCATCGCCGGGTCCATCGGCATGCCCGGAGGCATGGCGCCGGGCGGCGGTGCGGGCGGGGCTGCGCCGGCCAGCTGCTGCTGGGCCGTCGACAGCCAGATGCGGAAACCCTCCAGGATGTCCTCGGGGGCGCCGTCGCGACGGGCCTGGAGGTACGCCATCTGGATGCGCTTGATACCGAGTTCGAGGTTTTGCAGCGGCTCCGGCGGGTGGTACTCGCCCTTGAGCAACTCCTCAATGGTGGCCTCGATGTCCTCGATGGCGGCCGTCTCGAGGTCCATTTCGCGCTGTAGGTCGGGGTGGCCAATCAGCCGGCGGAACTCGTCGTTCGAGATGGCGCCGTACTGGTACATCTCGATGGCCGCGTCCAGGCGACCAGCCGGGGTGCGCGACATGATGGACGCCGCCTCGATGTCGATGCGGAAGGTGTCCTCTTCCATGTCGACCTCGGACCACTTGATGGTCTCGACGAACTTGCGCGTCCCGAAGGTGACCTTGGCTTCCTTGCCCTTGTAGAGGCCCTTGGCGACCCACACGAGCCGCTGGGCAATCTGCATATGGAGTTCCTCGAACCCCTGGGCCTGGATGGCGAAACGGGCGCTCTCGATGTCGTTGTACTCGCGCAGGGCCGCGCCCGAGGCGAGGTCAGCGGGCTTCTTGGACTGCGCCGAGAGCTGGGAGATGCCGGCGAGCTCGAACGCGGAGCGCTTCAGGTCGGCGAGGCGCTGGTAGGTCTCCGGGGCCACGGCCGGCGGCGTGTAGAACTGCACCGACTTGGCACCACCGCGAGTTGGGATGATCTGGCCAATCTCGTTGGAGAGGTGAGCCTTCGGCACCTTGCCGGCGATGTCCATGAACACGCGCGGGACCGCGATGAGGTCTTGGCAGCGGTCGATGAAACGGTTCAGGCGATTGATGCGGAGCTGGATGCCGGTGATGAGCTCGGCGAGGCCCTGGCCGTAGAAGCCGATGATGGGCTCCGACCAGCGGAAGGCGATGATGGGGAAGTAGTCGAACTTGTAGGGCTTCGACTCCAGGCACGCATTGCGGATGCAGCACGCATAGCGGCCGTCGCCCGCGCCCGGCTTGCTGGGCAGGTGCCACGACTCCAACACCGCCACTTGGTCCGACTGGGCCAACTGCTCGCCCGCGTACACGGACGGCGTGGACTCAATGGCCTCAACGTGGTCGGGGTACAGCGCCTTGAGCACCTCGCGGTTGACAAACCGCCGCTGGTGCATCTGGCGCGGCATGCAGTCGCGCGCCTCGCGCTCGTCCACCACGATGTCGTCGGGGACCACGCGCTCCACGCAGATGTCGCCGTCGTCCGCGAAGATTTTCAGGAATCCAGTCCCGAAGATGGTCGCGTCGCGGAACACCTTGACGCCGAGGGCGTAGATGTCGTGCTTCTGGTAGAGCCCAAGGACAAACTTCTCGAGCTTCTTGGCGCGCTGCTTGGTCGACCAGTCCGCGCCGTCCGTCTGGAACGTTGGCTTGGGCCGGTTGCGGGCAATCATCGCCGTCGCGGTGTCGCAAACCGACGCCACAACGTTCTCGGTGACCGCAAAGGACCGGCGACCATTCCAGGTCGAGCGGTCGAACTTTCCGCCAATGCCGATGACCTCGTGGTTCGCGTAGAGCTGCGCATGCAGGGAGTTGAGCTCCCTGACGTACTCCTGCTCAGTCTCCAGCGATTCGACGTAGCCGAAGACGGAGTTGTGGGTCCCGTCTTCGTCCAACCACCAGGGAATCACTTAGGCGGCAACACCGTCCCAGCCAGTCTCTCGCGCTGCTTGGCCCGGATATGGGCCTGTGGGGGGAGTTCGGGGTCTTCAGGAGCCGAATCGGTCGATTCAGGCTCAGGAGGGGGTTCCGATGTAGTGTAGACCACAGGTCCGACATCGGCAAGTGTAATCGTAATGCCGTCGTCCTGGCTGGCGAAGTGGAGGACGCCATTGTCGCGCATCCACCCCACCAATTCGGTGGCCTCGCGGAAGTTCAATTCCACACCTCTTCCGTCCATTCGATGGGGCCAACGTCCAGTTGCTGCTGCTCGGCCACCTTCTCGTCCCATGCCATCTCGAGGAGGCGCTGTTTCTCGCGCCCGGCCTTGTCAGCCGCCTCACGCATCTTCTCCGCCCAGTACTCAGGGCTGCCCACCTGAATTTCCACGTGCTTCTTGCGGTTGAAGTGGTGGTAACAGTAGCGCCAGACGTACACGAAGGCGTCGCAGGCGTGATTTGGGGTGTCACGATCTTCTATTTTCGGATTTCGTTCATCCCATTGCAGGATGGACATCTGGTAGGCCAGCGTGGAGCCCTTGCGAATCTTGCACCGGCCGCGCAGGAGGTCGGAGTTGAGCAACTCGATGTGGTCGCGCTTCTCCGACTTCTCGGCTGCCTCGACGGGCAGGCCATACTGGCGATTCAGCGTCTCGACCACCATTTTGCCAAGACCGCCGCGGTCAGCCACGATGACGTCGGGGTCGAACTCGTCGGCGAGGCGGGCTACCTCCGCCGCAAGCTGAGCCACATCCAGTCCTGGCATGTTGACCCCAACGCCCAGGTGATAGAAATCGGGGCTCGTTTCAGACCACGCTGCCACTTCGATTGCCGTATCGTCGTCGTAGCCAAGGTCAATGCCAATAACAAAGCGCCACTCGTGGTCATCCGGGAGTCCCCACTGGTTCTCAGCCTTAGTGTTGGGCTCCCAGTCGTTCCGGTCGGCGCTGTAGCGGTAGACGAACCCGCTATCGTCCGCCACCCACTGGCCGAGGTACTCACGGCGCCACTGCGGGTGGTCGTCGGCCCAGCCGTTCATGACCTTGATACGCTGCTGGTCTTCCCAGATGCCCGGGTTGGCCACGTTGTCCTTGGTCATCCACCGATGGAACGAGTAGGAGAACATCACGTCATCCCACTTGTCCTCGCGGCGCTCCTCGTACGGGCGGGACATCACGTAGCGGATGCCTGGGAACTGCTTCTGATCAGGGTGCGGGCCGACCTTGAACGCCACCGGCCCCGTCGCCTCGTAGAACGGCCCCACAAGCGTACGCCCGGGCGTGCCGATGATGGCCAGCGTGCCCTTGCGGTCGCTGAGGGTCGGCATGATGGCGTCCACGATGAGGCTCATGAACAACTCGGCGTTCATCGAGGCGCACTCGTCGATGATGACGAGGTCGTACTGGCCACCACGGAACTTCTCGACGTCGGCCATGGTTTCGCAGCCCGCGAGCTGGATGACCGAGCCGTTCTCAAAGCGCATGATGAGGTCGGTCTCGTGGAAGCCCTTTTGTGGGTCCACGAGGTCAAACATGCGGTTGAGCTTCTTGAGTTCGCTCCAGGCGATGCGCTTGGCCGTGCCGCGGGTCAGGGTGATGTACAGCACCTGCGCATCGGGCTTGCACAGCGCCACGTCCAGCATATAGCTCACCGAGGCCACGGACTTGCCCGCACGGCGGGGGCACAGGGCCGCCTTGGTGCGGGACGGGTCCTCGATGAAGTCGCGCTGCTGCGGAAACAGGCGCTCGCGAATCTGAGCAGCCTGCGCGCGGTAGTAATCGCCCCATTGCGCGCCAGTCTCACGCTTGAGCCTGTTGAACAGGCTGTTATGGAGCGATCGGTTGGACATGCTAGTCGTCGCTGGGCTCGTAGCCGGCAATCCAGAAGCCAACGCGTGCTCTCATGTACGAGAACCAATCTCGCACCCGCTGAACAAGGCTCCTCTTGACCGGAGGACGGTCAATCAAGAATGGGCTAGCTCTATACATCTGCTCATTGAGTTTCGCTGGATAGAGTTTCACCAGCACGTTACGGCTGTCGCTAAGCGTCTTGGCCATTACCCAGCCTTCTTGACAGGTGTCGCCTTGGCGGGATCCTCGACGAGCGGGAACATCTTCAGCACCTGCTCGATGGGCACGAAGTGGCGGCCAATCTCGCTCACGGACGGGCGACTGCCCTCGACCGTGATCCAGATGCCGCGAAGGGTGGGGTCGTACTCCATGGCCTTGACCCAGTCCTTGTGTCCGGTGGCCCCCATGGTGATGACCATGGGCGAATAGGAGCCGGAAATCGGCACCTGACGAGCGAAATGAGCAGTCTTGAGCTTCACTTGCCTTCCCTCTCTGGCTTGTTGATGCCGCGCACAATCTCAGGCGCGAACTTGGCGTTGAGGCGGTGGGTCTGGCGGTACTGGTCCCAGGCCGCCGTGCGGAACGTGAACAGGAACTTGGCCCCGTCGGCCATGCCAAGGTGCCGGAGAAGCTTTAGCCCAATGCGGGGCTTCTCTTCCTGGTTGTTGTGGTCGCGGAACGGGTGCTTGACGTACGCCCAATGCAGCACCGGGAACTGGTGGCCCTTCTCGTGGCAGGCGTACCCGAGAATCTGGTCCTGGTCCTGCGGGTTGCAGTAGACCGCCACCTCGACGCCTGGCTTGTTGAGCAGGCCGTCTAGTTTGGGCTTGATCAGCGACCAAAACTCGTCAGCGGTCCAGGG